CGATTGCGCAAATGATTAATTTTTTCATGTTTTTAGTTTTATAGGTCAAATATAGAAAAATAAATGAGTAGAAGTTCATCAATTGATAGAAGAGTACAGGCTTATCTTAAACCGACTACTCATATAAAATTCAATGAGTACAAGGAAAAGCATGGAATGACCGAAAGTGAACTGGCATCAACTGCCATTCAAGAATACCTATCCAACCAATCTAAGCGTGACTTTACACACAATACAAGGCGCAACCATTACCCCGAATAGTCCTCACTTACATTAGTAACTTACTTTGTAGTATAGCCCAATACTGATAGGTAAATTTGCATTAATGAATTATTGCATTGACCCATCAGCTAACGAGCCTATTATGCTTATTGATAGGCATATTGGTTTTGACGATGACGAAGGTCAAGGCATAGACGGCTCTTTATTTGCACAGGAACTATTACAACTCGATACGCTCGGTAAATCTAAAATCCATATTTGGATCAATTCGCCAGGCGGAGTAGTGATGGATGGGTATAGCATTTACAATGCAATCCTAAAAACCAAAACTAAAGTAGATACTTGTGTGCATGGCATAGCGGCTAGTATAGCGGCGGTTATCTTTCAAGCGGGACGATACAGAACAATGAGTGACTATTCACTGCTCATGTATCACAATCCATACGGAGGTGACGGAGGCGATGAACTGGCTAAGATGAAGGAATCTATCGCAATAATGATAGCAGAGCGCACAGGCAAAACAGTAGAAGAAGTCCATAAGATAATGGACAAAACTACTTGGATGACAGCATCAGAGGCATTTGAAAACGGTTTTTGCGACATGATAGAAGTATCATCAAACCAAAACAAGAAACGCGCTACAAATGACGCTAAAGCACTTTGGAAACAAGGCGCAACAGTTCTAAACAGTATTCTTAAAAACAATAATAAAATGACTAAAGTAGCAAATAAGCTGAATCTCAATGAATCAGCATCGGAGGACGCAATCATCTCGGCTATCAATGAAATTCAGAATAAAAAAGCTGAATCTGATAAGAAAGCCGAAGACCTGAAAAAGCAAATGGATGATCTTGATGATGATTACAAGGCTAAGATGGAAGACCTCAAAAAACAACTGGATGAGTGTAAGAACGAAATGGAGGACTACAAAGCTAAAGCTAAGAAAGCCGAAGATGAAGCCGAAGATGACAAAATCAAGAATATGCTTGAAGGTTTTGTCGCTCAGGGTCGTATTAAAGGCGATGCTAAAGATAAATGGCACTCAACCGCAAAAGCTGTCGGTATTGATACCGTAAAAGATATGATAGCGAGTTTGCCTATCAGCAAAACAGCAGTAACAATAGATGTTCAAAATAACGCTACGGGCGATGCAGTGCTTACAAACGTAGTAGCATCAACAATGCGCGACATCAGAATCAAAAACGGTCTTTAATCATTAAAAAATAAAATAGAAATATGTCAGAGGCATTAAACATTCAAGACACGAGCTGGTCAGGTCCCGCCGCTTCGTACATGATTACCCGTGCGGTAGTTGGGGCTGATACTATCGAGAAAGGATGTATCTATGTGGAGGATGGTATCCGTAAAAAGAAGACTATCCCACGTATTGAGGTTACAAACTTCATCCAAAGACGTTCTGCTACTCCTACCTCACAAGGTACAGTTAATGTAGATGGTCGTGTTCTTACTCCACAAGATTTGATGCTCTACTATGAGTTTAACCCGCGTGATTATGAGCAACACTTCTACGCTGAGCAACTTCAACCTAAATTGCTTGGTCGTGAATTGCCAGTAACCGCAGAGAACTTTATGATGATTCAGACAATGAAACGTCTTAATGAGTTTTTTGAAAACGCTATCCACCGTAGCCGTATTCAGTATGATTCAGCAGGTAGCGCAGTTGACCCTACAACTAAAGGCGAAACAGCAGATGCTTCAGCTTACTTTTATTTTGATGGTCTGATTAAGAAACTGCTTGACGCGGCTTCTGACCCTACATATCCGACTATCACAGTACCTAGCCCTGTTGCACTTACAGCAACAAACATACGTGATAAGTTTGCTCTGGCTTTGACACTTGTACCTAAAGCATTGCTCGGAAAATTTGGTAAAGGCGGTCTTAAATTCTGTGTTTCTTACGCAGATGAGCAGAAATATGCAGAGGCTCTCCGTACTGATGCTTACAAAAATACTCGTTCAGACGAAAAGGCTTATGATCAATTCAGAGGTTATGAGATAGAAATGCTTGCAGGTCTGCCTGAGAACACATTTTATCTTGCTATCCAAAAACCTGATATTGATTCTAACACATGGCTTGGTATCAACAGCACAGAGGATAATCAACTCCAATTGATGAGACTGCAAAACAACTCCGAGTTGTTCTTTGTAAAAGGTCTTTTCAAAATGGATACTCAGATAGGATTCCCTGACCAATTCGTATTGTACACCACGCTTACCGCGTAATTAAAAGCAAATAATAAAATGAGAAAATTTATAGCAATAATCGCAGTAATACTTATCACTGCATCGGCATATGCCCAGTCTGCTTTCCCACGCACAGGCGTATCAGCAGGTACGGATAACACATATCGTGTATTGACGTACAATTATTCATCTCCATCAACAGATAAAGCGGGTCTTGATACAATCGCTTTTGCTCCTTATTCGTTTCATACTGATGTTTTCGTTGATTCGGTATTGGATAGCGTAGCGGTTAAGATAGCAAGCACCACCAACTCTTATTTCGGTGATGAATTTGTAGTAATAGTTCACAATTCACTTTCTACTGGCAAATGTATCAGATGGGCGGGTGCATATTTTGCAACGGCTACAACTACCACAGGGTCACAAAATGGAACGTTGTATTTGTCAAATGGTAAAGAAGCGGTAATAAGATTTGTATTTAACGGCTCTAAATGGGTCGAAGTGTCACGAATGGCGCAATAATGGCAAAGGACAACAAGCTATCTAAAGAGACAAAGACAACTGAGGTTATCACTCACGAAGCATTTGAAAGTCACCCACATGTTAATCGCGTGTGGGTGAATCAAAGCACAGGCGAATGGTATCTGCATGAAAAAAAAGGTTGTCTATTAATTGAAAGGGATAAACCCGCAAATAAATAACAATGGCATTAGGTGATGTAACATTCGTAAAGGGGCAAGGCGGGTTAGGTAGACCGCTTGCGGGTCAAGACTACGTGTCTGGGCTTATTTTCTACACTAGCAACGGTACTTTGCCAAGTGGTTTTAGTACGAGCAACAGAGTGCAAGCGGTATTCAGCGTTGCACAAGCGGAATCACTTGGTATTAAATCTGATTATAGTGATGCTACACCTGCACAAGCTACATATCTGATAAGCACAAAGGGTAATACAGCCGATACGGCTACACTTAAATACACTGGTATTAATGGAGTAGTTCTTAATCTCGGTACATACACGGTAGCATCTTCTGATAATACAATAGCTTTGCAAGGCGCGGCATGGGCGGCGGTTATAAATGCAGGGACATACAATCACGGTTGTACAGCTTCTTTTGCTACTGCAACGCTTACTATAACACTGCCAAAGTCACAAGGTATATTTCCGAATAGCGGAACGCCTGTATCGGTGATATTCAATAGCGGAGCTGGTTTTGCAGGAACACTTACTCAGGCAACTGTATCGGGTGTGGCATCTAAACAAGCTGTTTGGCACTATCATATTTCAGAGTTTTTCAGATTGCAACCTAAAGGCAAACTGTATATAGGATTTTTTGCAGTGCCTAGCCCATACACATGGACAGAGATCACCACAGTTCAGAATAGTGCCAGTGGCAGTATCAGACAAATTGGTATTTTGAAAGGATATGAATCTACCTATTCAAGTTCAGACCTCACGGCGATACAGAATCAAGTAACAACTTACTGTGACGCAAATCATAAACCATTGTCGGTTATATACGCGGCTGATTTGAGTGGTACATCTGATTTTACAACACTTACCGATTTGAATACGCTTACCGCTAACAAGGTGAGTGTGGTAGTATCTCAGGATGGCGGTGCGCTTGGTGCATTTTTGTATGCGGGTACTGGCAAATCTATCACTACACTAGGGGCATGTCTTGGTGCAGTAGCATTTTCTGCGGTGAATGAATCTATCGAATGGATAGGGAAATTCAATATCAGCGATGGCACTGAATGCGATACACCTGCACTTGCAAACGGTACGCTTATAAGTTCACTCAGCCAAAATCAGATAGATGCGATTGATAACCTTAAATACATATTCCTGACAACAAGAGTAGGTATATCGGGTGCATATTTCAATCACAGCTACACGGCAATAGCGAACACATCAGACTATTCAAGAATAGAGAACAATAGAACAATAGATAAGGCGATACGCGGTATTTATAGTTCAATGCTCCCTGCGCTTGGTAGTCCTATAACGCTAAACTCTGATGGGACTATGAAAGCTACAACCGTAGCATATTTGGAATCATTGGCAGATGTAAACCTTACTCAAATGGTAAGAGATACTGAATTGTCTGCTTTTAAAACAAGCATAGACCCTACTCAGGATGTGTTGTCAACTGGCAAGGTAATAGTAGCCGTTCAACTACTCCCTATCGGAGTAGCAGAAGCTATACAAGTTAATATCGGATTCGTAACAGCAATAAGTTAAACACAATGGCATTAATAAACGGAGTAAATTATAGTTGGTCGAATGTATCTCTAGTGCTTTTCGGTGTGCCTGTTGTGGGTATCACGAAGATAGAGTACAAGGCTAAGCAAAAGAAAGATGATAACTACGGATTTGGTGTTGAGCCAATATCTAGGGGTTACGGAAATAAAGAGTATGACGCTAAGATAACACTTTATAAAGACGAGTGGAATAACATCATAGCGGCGGCTCCAAATCGTGACCCACTGGCGATACCTTTCTTTGACATACAAGTGTCTTTCGGAGGTTCGAGAGTAACAGCATCAACTGATGTATTACTATCTTGTGAGTTCCTTGAAGATCCATTTACAGTAGGTCAGGGAGACACAAAGATAATGATTGAATTGCCGTTGAAAATAGCGGGTATCAATCACAAAGACTAAGATTGAAAAATAAGAAGGGGAAAGCGGGATAAAACCCGCTTTTTTCTTTTAAATTTGTACCAAATAATAACAACATATGTCAGAAGAAGCAACAACAACAGTAGAACTTAGCAAAGAAGAAAAAGAAACGTTATTTAATCAGCAGATCAATGATAAAGCCGACCAGCTGACGGCTATTCATAAAGTCAAAGTACATCCTATTGTATTTCGTGAGGCAATAGATTCAGAGCCAATTGTTGGATATATGAAAGAGCCCTCAAGGCAAGCTAAATTAGCGGTAATGGATAAGTCAATGGTTAATCCATTTAGCGCATCTCAGGAAATAGTAGATTACTTTTTAATTAAAGAAGAAAGCGACAAACGCATTTGGGATGAGAATCCTGATAACGATAAATATTATATCGGTGCTTGTAAAGTAGCATTTGATATGGTCACTTTATCAATCAATCAGTTTAAAAAAAAATAGTTGACTATGCTATCCATGAGGAATGTGATGACATAACTCAATGGATGTGCCTAGTTCAATATCATTTTAAAGTTGATCCTGACACATTAAGCGATGATACGCTTGCTAAATATATAGGTCGTTTGAGATACGCATTGCAGAAGACTAATCAATGGGATAAATAATGGCAGAAAATGTAGAATATACGCTAACCTTGAAAGATATGCTTTCGGGGAAATTGAATGAAGCTAACCAATCGGCGGAGCGTCTTAATGGCACCATGGAGACAATCAAAGGTACATTGGCTACGCTCGGAGTAGGATTTGCGATATTTGAAGGGGTTGGATATATTAAAGAAGCCATAGAATCAGTACATAAGTTAGAACAGAACACCGCTAAAGTAGAAGCCAATTTAGAAAGCACGGGTGAGAAAGCTGGAATAAGCATGAAAATGATTGAGGATTGGGGTAAAAAATTACATCAAACAACGGGCATCAGTACCGCAGAAATCAGGGACGCTCAATCTCAATTGCTTACATTTCCATCAATTACTAAAGATACATTTGAAGTTTCAATGGGTAGGGTCGCTGATTTGGCAAAACAGACCAATCATGGTTTAGAAGAAACTGCTGTTGTATTTGGTAAGGCATTTGGTGGAGATACGGCTATGGAGGGTATGGGTAGATTGCAAAGATATGGCGTTGTGTTTACTAGCGTACAAGAAAAAATGATAACAAAATTATCTGAAAGTGGTAAAAATGTTGAAGCGCAACAATATATGCTTGATTCGTTATTTCATAGTGGATATGGTGGCGTAGCAGAAAGAATGTTTAATGCAGACCCATTAGGACAATTTAATCTTAAAATGGGAGATATTAAGAAATCAGTCGGTGAATTGGCAATGGAAACACTGATAGTGCTTAAACCCGCGTTAGAATGGTTTGCGGGTAGTCTTAAAGATGGAGTATCTCATTTAAAAGACCTTGCACACTGGATGAAGGAAAATAAAGACACGGTTAAGGATGTTGCAATCGGTGTCGGTGCGCTTGTTGCAGGATGGGCATTGTATAATATAGGCGTACAAGCAAGCATAGCATATAGCACTGCCATGAACGCAT